GCAATACATCTACAAATAGATTCTAGTCGGAGACGATAAGCAGTCGAAAGCATAGTAGTCCTCTTTCTGGTGTATTTATTCTAGTGGTCTAGATTGAAAGAGATAGAAACTCTCTCTTCTCTACTCATGTTTGGATTAACTCGGTGTCGTAACCAAGCAGGGAAGATATAAAGTCTACCCTCCACAGAAGGCATGATAGTCATCTTATCTTCTACAGGATGTTCAAATGCAATATCTCCACAATTGTTTGGAGTTTTCACATAATAAACCCCAGCAAGAGCAGAGTCAGAATGATCATGTGGCCAATTAAAATCTTTATATTGATTAATATTGACCCACATATTATAGACTTTTACTGGTGATATTTCAAGTTCCTCGCAACATTCTTCAGCAAATGTATGAATATCCACAAAGAGTCTTTCTAGTTCTTCAGGTAAGACTGGAATATCATTAGATTGCCAACCACCAGAATTACTGACATCTCGACCAAGATCCCTATCCCATAAGTTTGTACAATAGTCAAGGATAGTTTCATTGTCCAAAGACAAATCAGCACTAAAGAGAGGAATAGTGAATAGAGGTTCCGAAGAAAAGGTATATCTATGGGATTTGTTTCTCATCTTTTAATAAGTTGAAGGGTATGTCTATCACATTGAATTTGTTCAATAATAATATCGCAACCAATCTTTGGCAAACAATCCCCACAAGTAAAAATATCCACCGCAGCCTCACCTTTCTCGGGCCACGTATGGATACTGATATGACTTTCCGCAAGGAGACCAAGAATGGTCACACCCTGCGGTTGAAAACTTTTTCCAATGATCTGTAAAATGGTTGCACCACTGCATAACGCAGCAGTTTCAATAAGGTCTTTTAGGTAGTCCTCATTATTAAGAGTATTGAAACTGCAACCATATAGATTTAAAAGGTAATGATCACCCATCCTCCTGGTCCTTGAGCAGGTCGGTAACAATCTTCTCGTTACCATCCATCATAGCAACAGTATATATGGATGAGTTCATATACTTTTTGATCTTCTTATATTCCTTCCGCACTTTTTTGTGCAGTTCGTCAACGTCAATAGTAAGGTTAAGATCACCCTTTACTACTTTTTTTTCTTTCCCGAATCCTTTGCTTGGTAACCCCAAAACTTCGGGTTGATCGTCCCGTCCGTCCATTCGATAGCCCTCACCTGTTTATTGTGGTCGTGATAGTGGTCAAAAATGTCAACTTGTAGACCACAAACAATGTCAAATTTTTCTTCACCATCCTCGGAATATACTACCAAGTATGCATTCCGAGGGAGACTTTTATCTTCTGCAGCACTTTTGTCGCAGTTAGTCTGAATAATGTTAATACCTTTTCCCATTAAGAACGATTTCCCCAAGTGATGTCTGGATATGCTTCGGAAACAAGTTCCCGAGTCAGTTTGTATTTTGTATCAAGTTTTTTATCCTTTGCGAGACAAACAACCTCTGCTTCACCAGGGTGCAGTTGCTCAAGGATATTAATGAACATGGTTTCTTTTTTGAGACGAGACATCCCATCATTTCCACCCTTCACAAAGTTGTAGAACTTATCCCACTCTTTGCGAATGTTGGTATTAGGATTCTTATCTGCGTTTTCTTTTTGTTGAATTGGAACTTCTCCCTCTGGGAGAACCGAGATGATAGTCTCATCAAAATTCCAAATCAGAACCGCTTTGATAAAGTTCTCGTTGTAGTTCCTCAGGATCTCAAGTTTCTTTGCCTTGGTTCTCTCCGAGGAAATGGCAGAGAAGATATCATGAACCAATGAAGTTGGTGTTAGAGTAATCTTCTCTGCTTTAGGTTTCGCTGGTTTACGAGTCGTAGTCTTCTTAGCCGCAGGTTTAGGTGTTGCGGCTTTACGAGTTCTAGTCGTCGTCTTCTTCGTAGTCGTCATAGCTATTTTCAAATCGTACTGCAATTACTTCATCAGGAATAATCTGACCATTCTCATCGAACATTTCGGGATGAGCGAAAACTTGTTGTGGAGTGGTGAATAATACGTGTTCTTTGGCCAACCAACCGATGATACCACCGATCATTAAGAACATAAGTGTTACCATACAATAAATGGCAATAATTGGCGCTGTCATGGCCCTACCTCCGAGAGATTACTTTCTTTCTTATATCGAATGAAAAGTCTAGTGTAACATGAATCTCTCTTCTGAAGAGAGAAACCATCTTACCAAAACTGAATTCAAATGTTTTTGGTTCTGCAGGCGGTTCCCTCCTCTTTCTTCTTAATAGTAATTCCACACCTCTATTTATGTGGAGTCCTTGGGGCTTATCCATATTAGGATACCGAGTTTCTTTCTAGTTGACGTAGATAACGAATGGTTTCAACACATCCCCCAAGATGTTTATCTTCCATTAATACCTGAGGAAAAGTACTTCCTTGACCAAACTTGGTATAGAACTCAAGTCTGGTAAAGTCTTCATCCAGGGTAACTACATCTAATTCATGCCCACAAAGTTCAATCGCGGTTTTGGCACGATAACAATACGGGCAATCTTTTTTTGTATAAAGTTTAAATTTCATTTATCTAATGATAATGCCATATTTAGAGTTTACCACATCAATCGGATAATGGTCCAGATGTTCTCCAGTATTTACCACAACCTTTTGCATTTTTCATGACATCTTCCTGTTCTTCGGCTTTTTTAAGTTGTGATACTAGATGATCACCCCACGCTTCCATCTTTTCTGGATGAATTTGTTGGATTCCCGCATCTTTTACTGCATTGCCAATGCTGTAGATTTCGTTGTCATCGAGTTTTTTACCTTCGTTTGGAAGAGTCATGATTGGGGTGCCTCCTTGGTTATGATCAAATCATAACACATAACATTGTACTATCTAGTGTTCTTAATGTTTTCTTTGGGATCATGTTAAGAGTAATTATACTCCTTCCATTCATCAACCTTGGTATGATTCAAATCGAATACCATTTTATTGATTGGTGCCCTAGGTTGACACGATAGTTTCATGTTGGTTTGTTCTAATAGTCTATCACCCTTTTTCGTATTACACGAAGAACAGGCAACTACCAGATTCTCCCATGAGTTGTCTCCTCCTTTTGAGCGTGGGATCACATGATCAATAGTGAGTTTCGATTTTGATCCGCAATATTGACATGTATTATGATCCCTTTTATAGATCATTGCACGGGATGGAGTAATACTCATGATCTTGGATAATGGCAAACGTACATAATTTAAAAGTCTTATTACTCGACCAGAGAGGACATGTGCCTTCTCTTTGAGTAATAAGACTATCGCTCTTCGCCAACTGGTGAAGTTTATGGGTTCGTAACTTGAATTAAGAACTAATATTGTTTGATTAGGCGTTATGGGAAGATCCATAAGCTAACTATGTAACAACATACTATCTATTCAAACCAAGAACCAAAGGATCCCGAATCCCCTTCTTTACGATTTTCAAGTTTGTCCAAGATTTCATCGGTGGACTTCAGACTCTCAATCTTAGAAATCATGTCCGCAATTGTGGTACAGACCAAAGGTCGTTCACCCCTTGCAGCAAAAGCAAGAGCATTCCTAAGTGATTGTTCTGCGTCAGTCAGAGATTCATTTACGGATGTAGATAACATTAGTCGGCGTTTCCAAGATTTTTGTAGTGTTCGTTAATTTCATCCCGAGTGATGGGATACTTTTCCAGAGACCCTGGTTTACGTTTGGTAATAGTTTTTCCTCCGTCTGGAGACTCATAGACCCAAGGATCTTTGTAATCAATTCGATTGGGATCGTTTCGTGAGATCTGTTCTCGGTAAAACTCTTGGGTCCAACCATCATTGAAAGGAGATGTGGCCTGAATACGTGCATCAGTAAGATCTGGTGGTGAAATTTCTGGATGCGTATCGTTTTTATAGAAGTCTCTACCTTCAGACTCCGAATCATAGTAACAATGTTCTTTATAGTCACTATTAGTGGGGAAGAAGTCATCCGTGATCAAATCCCGAGCACGACGACACTTATCAGCGTATTTTTCAAAGTACTCCAGAGCACTGATAATCTCTTCTCGAATGTCAGTGTAGAGTTTTTCGGGACTAGTGTCCTCATCCTGAAGATAATCAAAGATCAGTTCAGAGAGACGTTCTTTTCGTTGCGACTCATAGGTCGTAGTCATTTGCGAGTTCCTCTAGAAATGCTTGTTTTTGAATTCCTTCCTCGATAATAGACTTGATCTGGTCATCTGTCAAGTTGTTCATCCACTTCCAACGATCATCTTTAGGATCCCACTCAAATGTGAAAGATCCATCAGAGTTTTCGATGATATTCAGTCCAGATGGGTGAAACTTCTTTTCACCTTCATGCTGGAGTCGCTCGGTATTCTTGGTCATTGATTTTCTCCACGTTCCAGTGATACTTTCTTTGTACTACAGGTTCTTTGACCTCACTAAGGTCAAACTGCATCCTGTTGTTGTAATTATGTCTTGAAGACATTATACCACCCACTCTCTTATCTAGCGAATTTCCAGAGAATCTTTCACCCATTTTTTTGCGAAGTCTGACTTCATAGTCACTCAACTCAGCATCTCCTTGGAAATGTTCAATTCTCCTACCATCTGGGTGAGGCATGTGAATGATTCTATGTGTCTCTGGAATGATCTTTTTCATTTGGAGACCACTTAATTCAAGTCGATGAGTCATATCATCATCTTCATATGAGTAGTATTGACCCATATCTTCGTTGAATCCACCGACGTTCCAAAAGTTTTTGCGGTAGACATAAAGCATTCCCCAACAACCACGATAGACATCTGACTCATAATCATTTCTACCACACAAGAAACTTTCTTCATTGATCTTATAGTCTTTGAAGAAGTTGTAGTATGGATTCAAAATGTGATCATTGTCCAACTTCAAGATCTTTTGTGATGATGCAACACTTGCAGCGATATTGAGTGGTTGAGGTTGATTAAAATACTTTTGATCTGGGACACTGATGACTTTAATCCTCTTATCCCATTCAGTCAGATAATTTAGAGATTTATCAGAACTCCAATCAGCAATGATAATCTCTGCAACTTCTTTGAACTGCATCCAAGTCATTAGGGAGACTCTTAATGAAAGTTCCCTATTCTTACATGCAGTGATGATACTTACTGCTTTCATCCTCTCTCCAGGTCTAAGGTTACGCAGTGGAAACATCCACTTAGAGTTCTAGAATGTCTCATGGGCAACATCGCACACTCGATACCATGTTGTTCCAGGACTTTTCTAGTGGGTTCTTGATTCATCTCAAGAGCAACCAGATTAGGATTAATACTGAATAAGTTCATGTTAATCCAAGCAGAAGCATTGTTATATCCTGGGTAATGTCCGATATCAACTGGTTCTGGGCACCAGATAATATCCCAGTCCTTGAATGGACCAGGAAGGACATCACGATCCTTAATTCTCTCGGGGTTGGCAAGTAGCAGGCCCTCCCTCAGGAACGCGACAGTCGTGTCTATATGCATATAACTATAAACACCCTCTAAGAGGTGTACCTGGGTCTCTGGCAGGAGTGTCTGGAGTTTCTGGGCACCTTTCCTGTTACCACTATTAGACAGGAGATAGAGGATCTGATCGTTCGCTCTGATGATGTTGGCAGCATCAAAGGCAGGTTCGTACTCTGTCAGTGCAAGAGTGTCCTTATCACCAATACAATTCTCGTTATACAATGCATCATTGTAAGTACAAGTGACAGGTGTCAGGTAATTAAAATAATGTGCAATCGACCCAAAGTTATATTGTCTTGCTTTCAAAGGCATCGGAGCCGCAATCTCCGTTTCACCATGAACAACGACAAGATCTCTAGGGCAGAAGTTATAATATCCAGTTGGTTCAGGATGAGGCCTTACTACTTCTACTCCACAAACTTTTAGGAAGTTTACAAAGTTTTCTAAATCTTCATTCGCTTCATCAATGACTTGTTTGGGATACAAACCACTAATGACATCAGAAACATCTTGTCTATCTGCATAGTTGATGTGTCTGAGACTTTTATCCATCTCAGGGATTCTTGCATAATCAGCAACACCAACAATCACTTTTTTGAGTGGATCCCACTCATTTGTACTTTTCATCTCACTACACCAGTAACTTGAATTGCGTATCGATCTATCATACTCATGTTATAGAAAGCATGAGGTGTTTCGTATTCCCAGTAGAAGCAGTCTCCTGCTTTCCACTTGCAGTGACATACATCGTCAATCTGTAAAATCTGACCAGGTGAACTATCCTCTAACATTACCATACACCGATTTACATTCTCGGGTTTGGTATTATGGATTTTCAGATACCTACCAAATAGATCTACATGAAGTGGTAGATATTGACCTGGTTTGAAATAATTAACGGCGAGTCCAACACTATCCCAATCCGAGAAAAGATCTTTCACATATTCCATACACGTTGGCATGGGATTGGGTTCATGATATTTATAGATGGAAAGTTTCTCTTTATTATGACCTGCCCACAAGTATTCATTGACCAACAGAGGATCATTATGAGTTGCATAGGTATAATCAAGATTCTTAAAATCTTCGATATCCCATTGTGGTTTAATGTGATCCATTAATACTTGTCCAGACCTGGTTCTTTCCTTGTAATATATCTATCATTTGGTTTACCGAACATGAAAAACTCTTCTAAGGAGTAATCATCTCGTAACTCTTTCCACCACTTATTATAAGCCCTCCAGGCAAGATCTAGGTCGGGTCTATCATTTCTCTTTATATTTTTACTATAACTTCCCATACCAGGATTAAGACTAATCAGAGGAATTGAATACGTTCTACCTGCATGACATAAGAAGTAGTCAATAGTCCTATTAGGCATGTCCAGCATTTTTCCCCACTTGTAATTTTGAATCCGTTGGGAAAAATCATACTTTCCATCCTTATATAATAGTCTTATCAACTTTTCTGCATATGGTCTATTAATAAGTGCAGCACCAGTGCAGTGGTATGGGTGGATGGGGTGAAGGAAACAGGGAATGACCTTTTCATTCTCAAAACTCAACTGAATACAATCCCAATCAAAGGGAAGATGATTCATTAGATATTCCCAGTCAAAATGCCAGTAATCAATCCACTGAAGATCGTAATCATCCTCCATTAAGAGGACATAAGGTTCTGTGGAGTTCTCATACCAGTGTCTCAACATATCCATTGTGGACATAGAGATCGCAATCTCAATGATATGTTGTTTCAACTTCTTACACTCGGTCATATCATTTAATCTGACCTTACTCCTCCACTCTTTGAAATTATGGAGTTGATATTCAGATGCAGACCATCTACGGAACTTGGTAATACCATGTTTTTCGTATTGAGTTTCCGTATATTCAACTCGATCAGGTCTTTCGTCAAGATTAAGATAATATATTTCAGGTAATCCTTTCAGTTTCATCGTATTCTATTAATCAATGGATTTTGTTTATCTTGATGTTCTCTTATTGATGGGCACATTGAACAATACATTTCACATCCTCTATTGAAGAAACTTTCAAGTTTTTCATCACTACAATCAGAAGTTAATGGTTTGTACGTTAGATATGGATCCCACTTATCAGAAATATTCGGATACTTCTTCTTCATCATAGGTAAGAATGCGAGTGGAGCACACTTCCAGATATGACCTTCATGTAGTTGAAAACAGATTTGACCAACAGGGCAATTATTCCAACTTTCCTGAGGATTCAAATGTTCATAAGGAAGAATATCTTCGCCATCACCCATATAGACTTTATTCCATTCTTTTACAGAATCTACAACTCTTACCTTCGCACCTCTTCGTTTCCATTCTTTTGCGATTTCCAATTTAGGTTTTAATACCTTTACATAGTCAGGATCTCGACTATGAATTGAAATGGAAAGAATAATATCAGATTCGATTAGATCTTTCCAAAGTTCTGGATGTAAATGAACTAGAGTTAGATTCGTTACTACTTCTATCTGAGAGTCAGGAAAATACTTCCTAGAAAGATGGCACATCTCTGGAAGATTTGGATGAAGAAAAGGTTCTCCTCCCAGTAAACCTAGGTTAGTAGGAAGAATACGTTGATGCCACTTTGAATACCAAGATTCTATTTCTTCTAGAGAGATATGAGTTCCCCGAAACTTATGTTGCATGAAATGAGAGCAGTTCTCACATTGAAAATTGCAGTCATGCGTAATATGAACATCAAGGTTCGGAATCTCTCTCATTTGAACACCTCCATGTCCGACAAATTAGGATAATCCCTGTGGCTCCATTTTTTTGCCGGAAAATTTTTCCGACCATTTAGTAAATCAATACCCATTTTTGCCACCTCGGGCGTCATGTAATAGTGATAACCCATGGTGGAAATGTTCTGATCTCTCCAGGGTTCTAAGATATCACGACCATCATAAACCATCTTCCGTAATGCACGAACAGCATCCTCATCGGAACATAGAATCATACCACCTCGACCAAGCGATAGGTGTTTCTTGTACTGGAAACTGAGGCACATGAATGTTCCAGGTAGATATGTATCAGGTCCCCATAGAACTGCAGCGTCAACAATGTTTGTGTTACCAATCAGGTACCAGTCATTCCATTTCTCTTCTTTCCATTCCCAATCAAGACCCAGTTTGTTACAGGTCATTGGAACTGAGATATATGTGTGCGTCGGTATAGTTACGTTATCAAATCCACCATAACGAAGACACAACTCTATCGCATGGGTACACGAATCAGTGGCGATACCATAGGGAGCACCATAGAATCTTGCAATTTCTCTCTCAAACTGGCGGACTAAGTGAAACATTAAATCAATTTCCTATTGCGATAGAGTAACCTGTCTGTATTAAGGCATGGTTCACTCTCTAGTTTGAAGAAGTTTTCTTTAGGATACTCCTTACCATAATACTTGGTCCAGAATATAGAATACATTCTTGTTTGTCTCTCTAGATCTACTCTAGAGTCACTTACTAATTTATAATGTCTAGGTAAGAGTGGATATGCATAACTCTTACCACATTTGTTTAAGAAATAATGATATGAAAAATTATCTTTCCACAAATTATCACAAACCTGGGGAGAATCTCCAACAATGTTTACCAACCTATCAGCATATGATCTCTTCAAGATAGTAGGACCAGAAAGATGAGACTCCATAGTCTTATGCATAAAGAATGGAATAGTTCCATGAAGATTCTCAAATCCCAACAAGATATTATCCCAGTCCTCTGGTGTTTTACTTACGATAAGATCCAGATTGAAACCAGAGTGCCTGTAGAATCCATAGAATAGATCATCAAAGGTGATCATTACCATGTCATCATGGCTTTCTTTCAACCACTTATCAAGAACTCCAAGGATGAGTTCCGATTTATTCTGATCATCCAAAGGTTCTGGATAGACTACACCTTCAAAGTTATCCCACCCTAGAGAACGGATCTCCTTTTCCGTATGTTCTCTGAGTTCTTGAGTGTGATTAAGACAATACTTCTTCATTTTCGGATACCAGGATTTAGTTTATATGTCATACTCAAATCCTTATCAGTATTATATGAGAAAAGATCATCAATGTCATGTTCCTTTGCCCAAAATCTATTCAACGATGCAGAACAGAAAAGGTGTGTTTCTCTACGTTCTTCATCAAGAACAATATTCTGACCTATAAGAGGCATTTGATAAACTCTTCCATGGTGTCCAATCATATTATCAACATCTCTGACACAATGTTTATCATCATTGATGGGATAACCCAAATAAGGTGATCCGAAATATTTTGTGATGAAATTATACTTTCCTTTTTTAAAATAAAGATCTAGTAGTTTTTTCACATAAGGTCTTGTCAATAGGATTGGACCATTAAAACTAGTATGACTTTTAAGGTGAAGGTTGCATCTAAAGTAATCTGTAGAGTTATAACAGAACTGAAACGCCTCCCAATCAAAAGGCAAACGATCCATTACATCTTTCCAAGTAAAGTTCCAGTTTTCAACATTACTAAAGTCAGTATCATCCTCCAAGATGATGACCTGATCCTCATCGGTAGTTTCGTACCACTCTCTCAAACATTCAAAGTGAGACAAAGAAACCGCAACAGATCTATATCTATGTGGAGGATAAAATTCTGGATAGTGAACCATATCACACCAATCAATCCATTCTTCTTTTCTGAATCTAGAAGCACTCACACGTTCATAGTTAGTAATCTCCCACCACTTAAACTGGTCTTCCATATACTCTCTACGATCAGGGCGATCATCGAGATTGATATAATATATTTTTGGTAACCCTTCTAGTTTATTCATTGTTTGATTGGAACAATAAGTTTCATTCGGTCTGGATTCTGACAACAGAACAAATCATCCAGAGAGTAGTCTTTTGATCTATTTACCCACCAATTTGCAACAACTTTATCTGATTTTATTACCATTTGATTTATCAACTTACCTCCCAAACTATCACTCTTGAAACTGGAGTTGGTAATAAACAAGGGAAATGAATAAGTGACTCCAATATTATATGGTAAGAAGTCTGCAGACTGATAGTGATATTGAGGCCACGAATAATGATATCCATAGTTTGTCGGAAACTTAAATGTTCCCTCTCTATAAAATATCTTCTTTAACTTTCTCGCAAAGTCTCTATTGATTAGATAACAAGCAGCAGAGTGGAGGGTTCTATTTCTTACCGACAATCCCATCGGAATGTACTTCTCACCTACAACATGAAGTTGAACACAATCCCAGTTGCATGGTAGATGTGACTCAAAGTAGTTCCAATCAAATCTCCAGTACTTGCAAAGATCTAGATTGAGATCATCTTCAGCAATGATACATGTTTCCGAACTATTCTCATGATACCAGTCAATGATGCTTTGAAACTGATTCAAAAGAGTGGAAAGTCTAGGTATCTCATTTAACTCTCCTTCAAAACTCCACTCATCATACTTATCTACACCATATCTGTCTGCACTAATCCTTTTGAAGTTGGCGACACCATACTTCTCGAATTGATTCTCAATAAAAAACCTCCTATCTTCGTTCTTGTCTAAGTTCAAGTAACGGATAGGAGGTATAGAATTAAGTGTGGTCATCTAAACCAAGTAACAATTGCGTATCGAGTGCCTTTAACAACTTCTCTAACACCATGAGGATACATGAAGTTAGATGGGAAACAAATTACACCACCAGTATTCGTGCGAACTAACATTTCATCATTGAAGAATGAAAATTCACCACCATCATAATCATCATTTAGAGACACAGTACATGATAGAACTCTTGGATCCTCTTTGTAGTCATCACAATGAGTTGTATAGAACTGACCTGTTTCATATCTCAGAAGGTTGTAACCCGTATCCATGGAGATATTAATATTCGGGAACGTCTCTGCATATTTGGTTGCAACTTTCTGAAGAACTGTATGAAGATCTTCATCTAGTTTAGATCTAACTACCTGATTTTTTTGAATACATTCTTCACTACTCATGTAGATGATACTACAATTTCTGAGATCTTCCCTGACAGGAGAATCAGGATCAACAACTTGTGCGGGAGCCCAATCATCAGAGTTTGCATACTCGTCGAGAATGCGTTTACAGAGACTTGTTGGAACTTCATCTTCAAGAATTTTGATATAACTCTCAAGAGTAGAAGTCATCAACTCTTCTTTTTTGGCTTGTAAAACTCTCTCTTCTCTTGCAGAGGGAGTAAATTGTGGGTTTTTATTGAAACGGAACTTATCTCTCTTTTCTGTAGTTTCTAATTTAGGAACTTCTTTCCAATCTACTTTCTTTTCTTCGTCAATTTGAGTTCTTGGAGTGGTAGATTCCTTATCATTATCAAAGAATGCGTATGCACGGGGTCCACGACTCCTCACATAATGCAAGAATGCTTGCCCGTAATAATTACCATCAAACTCTTCCCTCCAATGAGGAGCTTCACACCCCAGATACAATAAAGCATCTCCTGGTTCAAGGACAACTTCCGCAGTCGATCCGTCAGGGGTCTGAACAAAGATTGGCCACCCCATGTCACCATCAAGGTGAACAGTCAAAGAAATCTCACATGCATCTCTGTCCATGTGTTTTTTCAGAGTTGCACCATTCTTGTAAATCCTAGCATAAGTGTACGTAGGAAGTACATGTTCTTCAATTTCTCTAGAAACTTCTGGAGTTTTCTCCGTAAGAAGTTCTAAGAAACTCATGTAATTGTATGCAGCCTGAGATTCTTCTACCTGGTTATCTCCAGGTAGATTATTACTTTCGCAATGATCTTTAAACTCTTTACATAATGCAGCAGCTCTTTCTACATCGATAAAGTTTTTAATTACTAGGTAATTATTATCAATAAGTGTTTGTTTCATGTCAGAGATCAGTCAATAAATCTTCCAAGTCAAATTCTAGATAAGTGTCAAGAGTTTTAGCCTCTTCCTCAGCAAGACGTGCTTCTTCTGCCTTTCTTTCCTCTTCTTCAGCAGCAATCGCAGCCTCTTCCGCTTTCTTTTGTCTTTCCCACTCAACGATTGCGGCTTCAAAGATACCTAGTTCAGTAATTTTATGAGCGGGAGGATAGTTACTAAACTCAATCTCACCATAGGGATAACCTTCCATTTCTTCTTCGGTAGGGTCATCCCATTCAGGTTTATCATACCATTGTAGGGCATGAAATACACCCCACTCCTTTCTATTATATCCAGGGATCCAGCTCATGTCAGATACGAAAGAAATATTACATTCATCGTAACCATATCCATCGATTTGGATCATTCCATCCCTAGTGATTACCATCCTCATCTTTAGGTTCCTCCGTAGGTTTTTCTTCTAAAAGGTTGTTATTGGTCAATGATGTAACCTGAACGGGAAGGATAGGAGCCCCGTCAGCCATAGCTTTTAGACCTTCCATATATAGGTCTCTATTCAAGTTGTTTGATTTGACAACTTCGTTTCGGAATGACTCTACAGCAGCACCAGTTTGACGTTGTTGTTGAGAGTTTTCGATAGTCAACATAGGCAACCAAGTGACTGCACATCCCCAATGATCAACATCTTCACCAGTTTGAGGATTCAGACCTCTGACATGCATCCACCAAGAGCACTTACCTTCAATGCAGTTTTTCTTGATAAGTGGACAATATTCTCCCACTTTGTTGTTTGATTTAAACATAGTAATACTACAATAAAAAAATTATACTTCTGAAAAAATCAAAAGTCAAGCACGATTGACTGGATGATAGAGCCAGCCTGTACATATATATTTGTCTTGCCCAACAGGTGGTTTGACTCCCCTATGGAGAAAATTATGACTTGAAGGAAAGATAATCATCTGACCTTCTTCTGGTTGAATTTGAGTCCCGTCATAAAACTCAGTATATCCACCAGGTCCAGGAACATCATTCAGATACCAAATAAAAGTAAAGTATCTTTGAGCAGGTCCATATTCTTCGCACCAGTCAAATGCATCAGGATCAATATATGCATCATGGTGCCAATCATATTTTCCCTCCCCACCTTTACTTCTTTGAATTTGATATCCAGTGTCGTTGATAGGATAGTCCCAATCTAGTTCATAACCTAATAGTTTGTCATCACAATACTCCCAAAAAGCATCAAGACCTTCATGGAGATGATTCCCAAATGTTTTATCTTCTTTACTCCATGCAGGTAGATTACTGATAGCAAGGTCAGTAGATACTTTTCTTTTATATTGTTCCTTATCACCTAAAGTTACACCATGATAGAGATTAAAATCCCTATCAAATTTTCGTATAACATGTCTACAGAAGTCAGAGTCTAACTTCTTTTCATATTTCCAAATCCAAAGGTTACCATTAACACTGCTCATCTTTCTTGAATAGTTTACGGCACTTCTTTACTTCTTTGAGTTCGTCTTTGATCATCTGGTATGCATCTTCTGTCTTGAGTCTACCACCAAGTTCCATAGCGCAGATAATTTCAACACGGGTGCCAAAGTGTTTCAGTGCTTCTTCAAAGCAATTTAGTTCCTCATACATCAGAGTTTACCACCAACTACTCCACTATTTACCACTCTAGTATAAAGGTGAAGAGTTCCCTCCTGTTCACACTTGAGGTGCCAACGTGTCATGTCGATGACACCATCCATTGTGTGACCCGTCAACATTTTTCTACCTTGTTTTGTCATTGTAGAAAACAAACCGAAACGAGTTTTCCAGACATAAAAAACATCATCAATCAATGTTGCATTATCAGGGAGTCCCTGTTCTTTACATACAGCGAGTTGATCTTTTTCTTGTTCAGTCATTAGTTTCTTCGTCTTTTTTGTTGAATCCAAAAGGTCCTTCTTTCTCTTCGAGAGCGAGTCGCAGTGCAACACTACCTACTGCTTCCATAACTTTCAGAATGTCTTCTGCCTTGGCATCTTCACCAAGTTCCTTTGCAACATACCAATACTTTGGCCAGAAGGACTCGCCTGCCTTCTGGTAATCCTCAAGTGTGAGTAGTTTCATTTTCCAACTCCATAATCAGGTGCGTTTTTCTTTTCAAGTTCGCGGATGGTTTGATGCAGTCTTTCTACCGCAGCACGAACTTCATCAGTCTCGTCCCACTCAAAGGTGTCTCCAGACTTAGTTGTGTATTGTCTTTTGTGAGTTTTGCCCATAAGTATTCTCGTAGTGTTTTTATGTTACTTGATGTACATCGGTTTGTCAAGGATCTTGATACCGATGTTCCTGTGACTTATATGTATCATCTTCACCTCTTCGATTACTCACATATTCCAACTCATCCCAATACCATTTCTGACATACAATCAAGACATGAATTTTCTTATGAAGTGGGCAGTCTTTCACATTTTCATCAGTCTTACATTTAGCAAGAACCTCGATGGAAATGTATTCATCCGATACGAAATAAACCCATCCTTCATCAATAGAACCTGTAGAACGATTCCACTTTACATAATCATCCAGTCTTGGCTTGTAGGTCATGACACAAATTGCATTTTATAAGTTAAGTTGACTCTAATTGGATCCCTATAACCGAGGAAAGCAGTTCCTCTGTGAGTAAGTGCAGCATCAAACAAAAGAAGGCGGTTATCCAGAGGGCGAATCATTGCATCTTCTCCCGTATTCTGATCCCATAACTCGGTCCAACCACCCCACTTATGTTCATATGGACGTTGATTGATATAAAGTATTGCAGTCATATCGCCATCATCTTCATGATAACAACCATGAACATTTGGTGTTTGTGCATTGAAGTAGATTCTTAGTGGTTTAACTTTTAAATCAATACAAGATTGAATATAAGAAAGAAGATGAGTATTATAAAAAGAATCTTCGTCTACGTTACGAATCAAAAAGATTGGCTCACCTTCTTCAGGATTACTGGATTGCCAGTTCCATTTTATGTCAGGACCACCATGGGAAACATGAATAAGTTTATTATACTCATCCTGAGGCAGGAATGAATCATAAACTCTAAATCGTTCTTCCAAAGTCATCTTCTAGTCTCTCAATGTCATCTTCAAAACATTCACCACGTTGAACTTCAACAAATTCAACACCATCTGCATATGCTTCAAGTCGATGAACTTGACCTGGTTTGACAATGTAAGTATCACCAGGTCCAACTGTATAGATCATGTTATCAATCGTTACCTTTCCGATTCCAGAAACAATATACCATGCTTCTTCTCTTTTGAAGTGTTTCTGTAAAGAAAATCTAGAAAAAGGTTTGACGTATAGTTGTTTGACTACCAGTTGAGGAGTTCTCTTTAGGTCTTTATACCAACCCCAAGGTTTGTTTACATGCATACTTTAACTGATTCATACTACTATTTAACGTCCTTTCTGATTTCCATTTTATACTGACGTTTCTTTAGTTTGTATCGATCAATCTGGCGTTGTGCATGTTCTACACATTGAAAGTGACAAACTCGGGTGGTTTTTTGTTTACCCTTTCCTTCGTAAATCTCAAGTCGGACAGGAAATCCTTCAAAAGGAAACTTATTCTCCGACGTGGTGGATGACGGGTTTTTCATGTCGAAGGATGTTGTAGAGGTTTTCGTTTTCAGCGGCGGAAACGGGGATGAACTCTGTGTCAGGGTTAAACTCATCGTCACGAATAGCTTGGTTAATTACAATAGAACCATCGTCACCAGACATGGAACGATGGAAAGTCATTTTGGGCACTACTAATGCACCACTTGTTCTATTAAGGTGAACAATATGATACGGGAACTTCCACTCAGGATTCACTAACTCAAAAGTTCGAGTACCAGACAAAACACGATTGTGATCTACCTGATGATAGTGAATGTAAAATTGTTTCGCACCAACGATGTCATTCGGGGGCGAGATGGCAGGTCCAGTATGAACAACCAGGTCACTTGCATTTGATTCCTCCACCGAAATGTCGTAGAAAACTACGGAGTCTGTTTCCCGAAATACTCGGTGTTTCTTAT